GGTAGATGCCTACGACCTAGCTCGATATATGGAATCGGCTTTGGAAACGGATCCTTTGACTGCTATTGGAAATATCAAGACTGATAACTTGATTCCTGATGATGCTAAGTTTGCGGTCTTAATCGACAGAAAACGCTTAACTAGCATGAAAGAAGCAGCAGAAACAAATCCTGAATCTGGGCTTGTAAACGTTGGTCACGCAACAAACATGCTTAAAAATATTATCAATAAAGGCATTGAATTAGTATCTAAATAAAGACGAAATATACCCATAGGAGTTAATCTCCTATGGGTATTTACTTTTTATTTTGATCGTTACAAAGTATTAATAAAGGAGGTGAAACTTATGAAAGTACTTGATATCTTTTCAGATGCATCTGTATTAGGTAAAGTAGATAAAACTAAAGGTAATAGAGTTTGTGCTGGTGCTATATCAGTAATCAACGATAGACGAGATAAAGAATATCATTGCATTATTGAAGGTAATACAAACAACTATGGTGAAATGACTGGACTATATTTAGCTATCCAATTAGCAGCTGAATATAAAGATGAGTATACCGAATTCAATATCTATTCTGATAGCAATATTTCAGTTATGGGATTAAAAGAATGGATATATAATTGGATAACTCATATGGATGAGAATGGTACAATGTATACTGGAGCTGGTGGTGTAGTAGCCAATCAGACTATTATCAAATCCATAGTGGATCTTATAATTAATAAATTTGATCCAGAAGTCCATCGGATTAATATTCTACATTGTAAAGGTCATGTAAATATCAATTCAGTTTATAGTTTAAACAATGCATATACTTGTTTAGCTAGAAACTTTAGACTAGTACCAGATCATCTAGTTGATTTAATTCCGTATATCCAGAAGTGGAATAATTATATAGATGAATCTACTAGAGCGTCGTTGATTAGAATGCAACATGGTGTAACTTATAAACCCGATGAAGGTAAATATACACCAGCATTCTTTGATGAGAGATTAATTTATCCTATCTATTTTAAGATAGTTAGAAATAAACTATAGGAGAGAATATAATGGAAAAGCGTAAAATCTTATTATTTGTAAAAACAAGAAACTCTAAACGTAATCACGAGATTGAAGGTTATATTAGTGCTGATAGTCCTATGCTAGAAGCAAAAGGATTCTTCAACTATTTCGATGAGAATGAAAATATTCATATCATCCCAGCTGAGAATATTGAATACTTTGCATTGTCTTATAGCCTAGCAGAATATGCTGAAATGGAAGGATTCACAGATAGTAAAGCATCTACTAATCTTATCAATAATATATATACTCTAGATACAAACCAAGATAAAGTAATGGATATCGAAGATTGTTTCTCTGTAGCTAAAGGTACTAAGTATATTGCATTTGATACATTTGGTACTGAAGCAGTTAATCGTATCTTTGTACCAATTTCTTCTGTTAAAGATATTACTATTCATGACAATGAAGAACCTACACGATATAAAGCAAGCTTATTATTTGATCCAACAGTACTTTTAGCTGCAGCTGGTGAAGGTAATGATCATCGTGTATTAGATATCTTTAAGAATCTTAAACCTACAGGTATTACTGAAGCTGAAGTAGTTCAATTATACCAAGCTGGTTTCTATGATTTGACTATTCTTCCAGAAGGAATTGCTAATGGTTTAGATGTATATATTAATCACTCTGAAGAGATTGATGATAATGATGAAGGTAACATCATTCGTTTCCATAAAGGAGAAGACGGTTTCTTTACAGCACCTGAAGGAGCTCTTGAACCTGTGAAAGAGGATACTGAGGAAGTACAAATACCTAGCGATAATGTATATGAAAACATCGAAGGCGATATAATAGAAATGTCTGATGAGGAATTATATAATGCTATAGAAGAGCAACTTGAAGTCCCAGAACGTCCATCTAAAGAAGATCATGACTTCTCTGAGAACCTAGCAGAATCTCATCCAGATGCATATGCTGAAGTTCAAGAAGAATTCAAACGTGATCTTAATAGACTAAAAGCATTCAGTAAATATCGTTTACAACAAGAGTTAGCTAATGATCATTTGATTAAAGCTAATAACTCACAATATTCCTCTACATTATTAGATATCGAAGAGGCATATTATGATATCTTAAAATCTACTGGTACAGATATTGCTAAAGATAGCGTATCATTTAAGAATAACCTATGTGAATATATTAGAAGCATGTAATAATTACCTCCCTAGGATCATAGTAATCCTAGGGAGGAATATGCTCTCATTAATTTTTTATATAGCCATATATTATTATGGTGATCTACATATTTCGATTTAAAAAGGAGGTACCCATATGGATATCATTAATTTCGTAGATGAATTCGGCGTACCCCATTGCGTCGAAGTGGAGCAAATTTCAAAAGAAGAGTATGATAGATTTGGAGGTTCCGAAATCACATTATCAACTAACACATTTTACGATGAAACACAATTAGACAGAGGAGAAGAAATTATGTTGAAACTAAACCCTGGCGTTATTTATGACGCAAACGAAAAACCTTTTATCTTAACAAGTGGCGGTCTTGCACTACCTATTAGTGCTGAAACTGAAGTAGAGCTTCACAAATGGGAATATGAACGAGTAGCAGCTTATATCGAAGAGAAAGCCGCAATCATTCAAGAACGAGCTATGAAGATCTTTAAAGAAGATATTGAACCAGCTCATGAACAAATGATGGCTGAGAAACATCACCATCAATGTGGTTGTGGTTGTAACCATGATCATAAATCTAATAATGGGTACTTTGGTAATCTTATTGCTAAGCATATGGGAACTGGTGAACCACAAGAGAAACCATATGACCCAGTAGCTGAGAATAAGATTCGTAAACCAAAACCAAAACCTTATAGTGGAATCTTTGGTCGTTATATAAATGGAGATGCTCCTAACCCAATTAAGGAAGTTGTAGCTCCTGAACACCATCAAGACTTCACTAGTAGCTTAAGATATTACATTGATCCAAATGGTGTAGTATATGTCCATCATACTAAGACTGGTGCAACTGATATTGCAGATGCTGGAGAGATTGATGTATTATATCGTCACTGTCCACAATTTAAAGTAGAGTATGATAATATGGTTAAGAGTCGTGTAGGTCAACCAATCTACACAGGAAATCCTATTCAAGATATGATGAATGGTATGGGAGGATTTAGATGATTAAGACAGATAGCTCTGGACAAGTAGTCGGATTCAGCTTATCCGACCTTAATAACCCAGAGGCGATGGATATTATCCGTGGTAAGATTAAAGCATCTGAAAGTAGAATTCGTAATGAGTTCATGGCTCAGACTTTATCTTTACGGAATGAGTATATCAATCGTTTAAATAATATTGTGTGTGGTGTACACATTAGACCAGTTCCATGGAATGAATCTACTGATGAGAACGAAATCCATGAGTTCTTGAAAACGCACCCTGAATATCAATTAGACTACAATCTAGAATTGTATGAAGAAAAGATGCTTAGTATGGGACTAGATCCTACTGAAGGAATGTTTAGACAATTCCCTCCAGGTACAGCAGTATTATCTTCTGGTGTAGGAAGACATCTTGCTTATATGGAGCAACTTAAAGATCAAGAAGGTCTTAATATTCCTGACTTAGAAAACTTCATGGTTGGTGTATCTAAACAAGCTGATCCTGAAATAGATACAACAACTGATGAAGAATTGAATCAAATGGTACAAAATACATATATGGCTGACCAATATCAAATGCAAGCAGCTATTGGATTACCTCCAATGCTTCCAAATGGTCAATATAATTTAGATGCATTAAATGTACCTTTCGGTTATACAATTCCTTTGATGGAAGTTCCTAAAAGAATTTATGACCTAACTAACTTGCAACCACCAAGAGATATCTCTGCGGAAATGCAAGACCAATCTATTCCATATGAAGAAAGATTGGCTACTTATAATGCGATGGTTAAATACACTAATGAGTATAATGAATACATTAAAGGTGCTTGGTTTGAAGAAAACAAACAATCCATCTATAATGAAATCCGTGCTCTTATTGACCAACGTAATACGATTCTCTGCTCTCAATGGACTTACATGCAACCTCAAGTAAGAGCTAGCTGGGAAAGAGAAATCAATAATATTAATAACCGTATTCAAGAACTTCAACAAAACATACCTAACCATCCAATGGATGACTTCTATAAGTATGAACAACAAATTCTTGAATACAACTATCAAGTTCAAAAGTATAATACTAATAAGCTCAAGTATGAGCATTATAAGTATGAGCAATCTGTAAAGAATAATCCTAATATGGTTACATTCATTACAGCTGAAGAACTTCATGCAAATGGTTGTTACTTTGATAGTAAAGTCAAAGAATGGGTAGATCGTACAGGTCGTCCATTAAATCCTGAGCATGCTCGTATATATGACGAAATGAATAGAATTAAGTCTCAAATGGAGATTAATGCTGAAGCTAAACAACGTCGTGATGAATATACTGAACAAATGTTTATGGTTAATAGTATGATCAGAGATTGCTTTAACCATTTAGGATATACAGTCGAAGATGCTAATGAAGTTGTTGATAGCGATCCATTTGGTATGATGCATGACTTGAATTATAATCCATACTATCAAACAGATGGTACATGGAATAGTTTTGTTAAACGTACAAGTCCTCAAATGGGTGGTAATGCTTATGACCCAGTAGCAGATAAAGATGTTAATGACTTGTCTCCAGAAGAGTTTGAAGCATATACTAAGCGAGCTGAAACGTTAGCTAGAAATGCTAGAGCTGCTAATGTAATTCCAATGTCTGAACAACAAATTCTTTATATGCAATCTCGTAGAGGTGCAGTAGGTCCTAATGGAACGATCCGTGTTTATAGTATGAGATCTCCATTTACTGCTAAACTTCAAGAGATTAATGAACGTCGTCAACCAGGTGAGCATAAAGGATTGATGAATATGTTTGATACATACTCTGAAGCAATGCCAGCCTATAACTATTCTTTAACTCATGTACGTCCTAAAGATTTGAGCGGATTCTATGATCATGGTCAATTCAATGATGCTATTGAAAACTATGCTCATAAAACTCGAATCAGTAGAACTAGTGATTTACTTAATGAGTTAGATGATAATGCAGCTTTTGCTGATGCTATGAATAATGGCATTCTTGGATTATCTTTACCTGATGAAATGGGATATAACTACAATAGACGTAGAGTAGCTTTTGATAACTCTATCTTAGAGCAAATGGAAGCAACTAATAAACCATTCCCTGAAGGTGCTAGAATTAAAGATCCAGAGACCGAAACTTATGATGATAGACCATTGAAAGAAATTCAGAAGGAAGTATATGGCAAAGCTATGGATAGAGCAGCTAGACTTAAACAATACTTTGCTCCTGAATTAGGAGGTACATGGGATGCAACTGCAGTCAACGATAATTGATGATCTGACTGGCAACTTAGATAACTCCAAAATCAATAGTAGGTTATATCATGATGCGGATATCTACCAAAGTATGAATACATTCACTACATTGGAGGAGTTATTCGAATCTATTGAAGGTCCTTGCGTGTATGATTTCTTTAACGATGATGAATTAGCATTGATTAAGAAGATCATCTTTGATCGCAAGGATAAAGCCTTCAAGAAGAAGTTCCAGAAGCTAGATGCTATCATTAAACCAAAAGGGTTTAAGAGATCTGGTTGTGGTACGAATCGTGTTGTTTATGAACCACTTGATGATAATGCTACATTCTGTATTAAGATAGCATTAGATAAAGCTGGCTCTAAGAATAATCCAGATGAGATCGTAAACCAGAAGTATCTAAAACCATTTGTGGCTAAGTGTTTTGATATTAGTCAAGATGGTAATGTTGGTATATTCGAACGTGTAGTACCAATAGAGAACCTCTATCAAATGTGGTCAGTACGTGAAGACATCTATAGAATAATGGAAACCATTGTTGGTAGATTTATCATAGATGACTTCGGTACTAAAGCATTTAAGAATTGGGGTTTAAGAAAAGGATTTGGTCCAGTATTACTTGACTATGCAGACATGTATATTCTGGATCCAAAGATTTTATATTGTACTCATACACTGAATCTAGATACAACTGAGCAATGTCGAGGGGAATTAGATTATGATGATGGGTTCAACAATATTATATGTCTTAAATGTGGCGGTATTCATATGGCATCTGAATTCAAAGATGGTCGTAAGAAGATCGCTTTATTTACAAGAAAGAGGGAAATAGACATGACTATGAAGATCCAAATTTTCAAAAACGGAGAATTATATTGGGATAACGATCATGGTGTTTACACTGATGAAGTTAAAGTAAACGATACTACTGAGAATAAGTTAGACATCACTTCTAAACTAGATCTTGAAGAGATTGATAAGATGAAAGAAAACTTAGCTAAACTAGAAGCTAAGTCTATTGTCAATGAAGAAAAAATTCGTAAGTATTATGAAGATATGCATAGAGAAACTGAAGAGTTTAAGAAAAAGAAAGCTGAAGAATTCCATAAAGAAGAATTGAAGCCTGAATTGGTTATTGAAGTCCCAGCAATCAATCCAGCTCCTCCACGTATTAACAAATACTTCGCACCTAAACCAGAAAGACCTGCTCGTGATCTAGAAAACACTATGCATATCAAGGCTCTGGAGAAGTTATCTGAGGATATGAAAAAACCTCAAAATACAGTTAAGATCAATCCTATTCATATTGAAACTAAGGTATCTGAGCCTGTAGGAATTGATACTGATGGTGACATTAAATTAGAAGAGAAACCTGTAAAGGAGAAAGAAGATATGTTATTGACAATTGATCAAATTAAAACTTTAGGTGAATTTATTGGTGAAGCTGCAGCAGATATTGAATCCGTTGTAGGTACTGAAGATGCTTATAGCTATAATGAGATCTTAGAGTTAGATAAACAATTCACACGAATCTTGAAAGATCTTGATGATTCTAAAGTAATGCGTATTGAAGATCTTCTTCCAGATGTATTCTATGCTTACATTGATAGCGACATCAAGAAAGATAATGAAGTTCGTGTTGGTGACTTCCGTGAAGCATTGGGTGATGAATTAGCTAATGCTGCTACAATCATTCTAAATATTAAGTTGGACATTGAATCTGAATTCGAAGAAGAAGACGAAGAAGAACAACCTAAAGTTCGTCGCCGTCGTATGTCCACAAGTGATCGTTACTAAGAGGTGATTCGATGAATGGAATTACGTTCACAAATGATCCAACACTAGCTGCTCAAGCTAGTGTTGATCCAGGAACGAGAGTGGTTATTGTAACTGAACATGCTCCAGCAGTTCTATTACAGAATCCTAATGTAGTTAAGCTTCCAGTATTGCTTCCGCCATTCAATGTAGTATCAGTCTATGTAGATTATGGTGAAGATGCATTTAAAGAAGCTTACATGTCTTATCTAAACCAAGTAGATATTATTATGAATATCTTCCTTGTAGGTGCAGCTATGCATAATAAGAATGTAGTAGTATATACCACAGATGAAGAATGGAGTAAAGATAGTATTCCATTCATGGACGTTCTTATGAGTGTATTTGCCGCATCATTACAATTACAGATGACATATAGTGGACCAACTATGGTATCATTCATTCCATCTGTATTTAGTATCGGTTATGCTGTAACTAACCTATTCCAATATGGATATATCAATGAGCAAAGCTATGTAAGATATATGGCTAATACTTCATTTGATAGAAATACAGTTAACTCTTATCTCTTGAGCAAGAATATCAAGCTAGATGATGAAGTACCTGTAGAGTTACAAGATAAAGCATTCCAAAATATTATAGCTGTTAAGTCTGAAGATCCGGATTTGACTCCTGCATTGATGGGTGATTAGAATGAAGTTTGTATTTTGTACAGAACCAATCTATCAATACTATAGATCTTATCTATATACAGATGATAAAGATAAATTGGATAAACAACTCATGATAGAATATGGGGATTATAAAGATATCTGGGATCTAAAGCAACAACAAGATGCTTTACCTGAAAATATCTTTGTAGCCGAATTGACTTCAAGAGACTATCCAAGAAATCCATGGAATTATGTAAGTCAGCTTATCTCTAAGCTGACTTATCAATATCTTATTGATAGCCCAGATTTTGAAACAATCTTTAGTGAAATATTATTCAATCAATCTGAAGTAGAGTTCTATGAATTCTATAAAGCTATCTTTAGATTCTATAATGGTTCTGAAGTATTCATTATTGTAAGCAATGATGAATATTCTGATATGGTTACTCAAATGATGTGTAATGTAATTAGAAGAACGTATGGTATTCACCCACAGATCATTTATGATATGGATGATGTATATAGTATACGTGATGATATAGACTTCTCTCCTCAAGGAGCTCAACTTGCATATTTGCAGCGTGCAGCTTATTATAAACTTGAGGCTAAGAAGAACTTCGAACCATTACAGATTTGGTATCCATTTGATATGAATACATATACAAATGCATTGGAGTAAACAATGAGATTTTCATCTATTGATATACTTATAGGTGATACTATCTATAAGTATACATCAGAGAATAAAATGGACTGGTCTTATCATTTAGATAAGATTGAACCAGAAAAGATTTTATATCTCAATGATTACAATCTAGTATTAAATGATATCGACTTAGATGACGATAATCTTAAAGTAGATGAATACGATAACTTTATTAGAGTTGGTGAATTCATATTGATGACAAAACAAGATATGTTTGGAATGAAGCAAGCTATAGTCGGACTAGATCCACATAATATAGAGCTTCATAAAGACTACTTTATTGCATTGATATTTAAGATAATGAATATGGTTTCCAAAAACAATATTCAACTTACTATTGATACTCTAAGAGACTTCTACCGTGATTATGTAAACGGTGAACTCAATATAGAGTATTATAGAGAATTCAACTTACAATCTAAATTTAAAGTATCTAGTATGAACTACATTTATTATATCGATTCAGATCTAGTCGATGTTAGATCATTAGATATTAGCTATAATGAGAAAGTACTAAGATATATATCTTCTCTTATTTGGGGAGTATATGGAAAAGTATAAGTATATCCACTAGGAGTTTAACTCCTAGTGGTTTTCTTTTTTTGTTATTTTGTAATACTTGGTTATTTTAGTTGCATATTATTAAGGTGAATATATGATATAGTATTTAATTTATATTGTTTAGGGATTTACTATGATCCCAGAAAGAGGTATATCATGAAACGTACTCACGAATTTAAAATGTCTAATGTAAAAGCTTCCATGCAACGTCATCCAAAATTATGGGTTGCAGCAAGTTTCGTTGCTACATTTGTAGCAGTTGTTGATGTAGTTAATACATTGAAAGGTGGTAACAAATAATGTTTATCGTAAAAGACCAATTCGGCTACACTATTGCTGTATGCAATAACTTTGATAATGCAGTAGATGCTGCAAGACGTTTTACTTCTAAAGATCCATATGTAGGCAAATCTGCATATGTATTAGAAGGTGGTGTTGATGTATTTAGAACAACAGTAGATGAGATCGGAGAATAAAATAATAAGGAGGATGGGAATATTCCCATCCTCCAAAGTTATTTATTTTTTTTACTTGTAGCACCATTATTATTGATTGCTGTATATGCAGTGACTGCTAGGAAGATCTTCTTAGCAATCAAGTCAGGAATAATATCTTCTTTATAGAAGAGTCTAAGCTTATTAAGTAAGTTAATAGAAATACGACCACTAACACTCTCCATAACAAAGTTACGAAGTTCTTGTTCGAGTTCAGTATTAATATATTTAGAATCTTGAATATTATTCATAACAGTGAATTCTTGAATAGATTCATTTATAAATGTATCAATAGTCTGTGTCATTTCATCTAGTGAAGTAGACATAGACATTTGAATCAAATCTAATTCTCTTTTATTTTTTTCTTTATATGAGTTAGCTATCTTATTAGCAACTTTATAAACTAAGAAGATTATAAGTAGGATAATAAGATAATTAATACCCAGTACGATTAACTCCATATTCATTCAATACACTCCAATCTTGGACTTTATCTCTGAGTTTTAGGAGTTCACCAGTTTCGGTATCACCTAAAGAGATAGCATAATTTACGTAGTTTATTATTTTGTTTGCCAGCTCAATAGTTATACCATATTTGTATTCTTCTAAGAAAGCCATCCAGTTACCGAAACACATATCTGGATGGATATACATACCATTTGCATTATGGTATAGTTGATGTGCAGTTAAAGATAGCATTAC